TTAATAAATTATTGTAGAAAAAAATTCGTGGATAAAATACCATTAACAAATGATAAACTAAAATTGGAATTGTTGAAAAAGATTTTACCATTTGATTTAGATAGAGATTATATAAAATATGGTACTGGTACTGGTACTGGTACTGGTACTGGTACTGGTACTGGTACTGGTACTGGTACTAATAAAGAATTTAATTTTATTTGTATTTTATTTATGGATATTGTAAATTATACGGAATTGGCGAAAAAATATAATGGTGATATTATTTTCAAATTATTGAATACTATTTATAATCATTTTGATACTATTATAAAGAAATATAAATATTTACAGAAAATAGAAACGATTGGAGATGCTTATATGGTCGTTGGTGATATTTTTAGAAATGAATTAAATCATAAAGATGTAATAAAAGAAATTATTTTATTAGGATTAGATTTTATAAAGGAAATCAAAACAATAACAACACCAGACAAAATACCACTATGTATTCGTATTGGAATTAATATAGGTTCAGTAAATATAGGAATATTAGGTAATGAAATACCACGATTATGTGTAGTAGGAAATGCTGTAAATGTAGCAAGTAGGTTACAATCTACCGCAGAGGAAGATACAATTCAAATAAGTCATCATATATACGAGCAAATAGAATATATAGATTTTGGAATAGATATAGAATTTACAAAAAAGGAAAATGTATTTTTGAAAAATATAGGGTCTGTAACAACATATAATATCAAATCATAATAATATATAAAATAAATTATTATAATATATAATTGAATGAATGGATATAAAGATAATCCAGACCAATCCAGACCAATCCAGACCAATCCAGACCAATCCAGACCAATCCAGACCAATCCAGACCAATCCAGACCAATCCAGACCAATCCAGACCAATCCAGACCAATCCAGACCGAACTAATACATTAAGATTGACGCAAGAATTTAATGAAAAATTTTTTAGTCATACGAGAAAAAGTATAGATATAACAAATCTTTCAATTATGAAAGACGATATCAAAAATTATAGACCACTAACAGATATACAACTTACACAATTAGAAGATTTAACAGAAAACGAAAAAATAGAAATTATAAAAACATATAATATTATGTTTTCATCTATAGAAAATTTAATAAATTAATATAAAAATATTTTATATAATAAAATAAATGGATGAACCAAATTTACAAGAAAAAATAAAATTGTTAGAAGAAGAAAATAAAGAACTCAAAGAAAAATTAAAAAAATATACAGCACCAGTTCGTCATAAAAATTATTATGAAAGTCATAAAGACGATATTATACAAAAAACAAAAGAATACAAAAATTCATTAACACCAGAAAAGAAAAAAGAATACGCAAGAAGGGCATATTTGAAAAAAAAAGAAAAACAAGATAAAAATCCAGAACTTTAGGAATTTATATATTTATGCGTGTAAATATATAAATATATAATCTTTAGTAAATATATAGAATGGGGAAAAAGAAAAAGACTCATTTCCAAGACTTTAGAAATAATGAAAAGTCTGCTTACAAGACTTTCAAAATTCCTTTGAAAACTATTTTGTTAAATCGTGAAACAATACAACCAGTCATTAATCATTTGGTTTTTGAAATGAACGATTTGGTTATTCATACCTATCAATTTATTCGGTTGTATGTTTTGTATCAATATACAAAAAATCTTTCTTTACCTGATTTAGACGAAACATTTATTCTTTATTGTATCAAAACATTAGGAACTCGTGATAATAGAGGTAAAAAAGGAAAAGATACAGAACTTTTGGAAAAGTTAGATGTATTTTACAAAACCGAATATCAACCTCTATTGAACCATGTAAAAACTAATTTGAAAAATACAACTTTTTTATTACCTTATTTAGCAACACAAATTCATACTTCTTTATCAAATAATACACAAGAACGATTTATACAACACTTTCTACGATTTATCAATAAAACTACAAATGAAATTACTGAAGATAAAGCAATATTATTTCAATTCAAAAAGAACCTTATGGAACTAAAAGAAACAGATACAAAATTTAATGAATGGAAACAACTACACTTACCAAATATTTTACCAAAAGATATCAAAAAATCAATTCACTATGATGTGAAAGTTAAACAATTTGAATATTTGAAAGGTATGTTGTATATGAATTCTGTTTTGGAAAAAATGGAAAGTAAATTATTTCAACCTTTACCATTAAGAAATAATATTATTCCAAAACATATTATTTTAGATACAGCAAGTTTAATTAATTTGTTTTGCCCTGAAAAAGATAAAGAAGGAAAAAAGGTCAAAAAAGGTGAATTATTGAGTAATGTAAAAGATAATCAAAATGAAGTATGGAGTAATTTTTTAGATTTGAAAAATAAAATATTCAAAAATAAATATTATGAGTTTCATAATCAAATACAAACAGACGGAATATCTTGTTGTCTATTATTTATTAGAAAAGATTTGAAAGATAAAAAATGGGGTTCAAGAGTTCCTACTTTACAAGAACAAGAGTTTCATACTATAGAAGATTTATCCAAAGAACAATTAGATACTTTGAAAGATAGAAATATAGTAGGTTGCGACCCTGGAAAACGCAGTTTGGTATATATGATGGATAAAAATGGGAATAAATTACAATATACAGCACCACAAAGAAAAAGAGAAAGTAAATCAAAAACAAACCAACGAATATTATTAATTGAAAGAAAAAGAAATGGAATTATTCAAAAAGAAACTGAATTATCATTTCAAAATAGTAAATCAGTTGATTATGAAAAATTTAAAATATATCTGGTAGAAAAGGATAAATTAAACAAAGAAACTATAGAATTTTACAAAAGAGAAACATGGAGAAAAATGAAATTCAGACAATATAGTTATGGTAAAAAATCCATAGATACATTTTTGAATAGAATAAAAGAAACTTTTGGAGAAAATATCTTAATTGGATATGGAAATTGGAGTAGGTCAACACAAATGAAACATTTTATGCCGACTATGAATAAAGGATTAAGGAAACTAATCCATAAGAAATATGATACAATTACGATTAACGAATGTAATACAAGTAAGAAGTGTTGCGAGTGTAATAACGATTTGGAATATTATAAAGATAAAGAAGGGAAGAAAGTATTTAGGTTATTAGTCTGTTCTAATTGCGTGAGTTGCGAAAACAAAAAAATCGTATTTAGAACCAGAGATGCTAATTCTTCCATAAACATAATGAAATTAACGAGTTGTTGGATAGAGAAACAAGAACGACCATTATGTTTTCAAATTTCGTCTTTCACATCTTCAAGTAAAAATAATGAAGATGAAAAAGTAAGACCATCGTAGGCGAAATTCCTATTATTGATTTTACATTTTTTCTTATTTTTTGCCTAATAAAATGGGCGTTTTAAATGAGAAAAGGTGTAATAATCGTATCAAAATGGTTATATATGTCATTCAATAATTTAAAAATAGTTTCGCTATTATACTTTTTGGCCAATTCCGTATAATTTACAATATCCATAAATAAAACACAAATAAAATCGAATTGTTTATTCGTCGCAGTTTTATTCGACGCCGATATATAATCGCTGTCTAAATCGAATGGTAATATTTTCGATAATAATTCGATTTTAAGCCGGTCTGTTGTTTTCGGGATTCGATTCATTAATTTTTTATTTACATGTATAACAAAATCTTTACAAAAAGGCGTCATATTTGGGTTATTTAATTCATAATCTTTTATACATTTCATCAAATACGAAATAAAATTTACACTTTGTAAATCCATATTTTCTTTATGATATAATTCTTGTTCATTATATTGCGCAATGACTACATTACAAATGAATTTACATAATGTATCGGCCAAATTAAAAGAAATATTTGCGTTCGTTTTATTAAGTATACCTACTACTTCCAGAACATTGATAATCATAAATATCGACCATATAAATATAAACAAGTATGTGAAATGTAATCGACGATATTCATACATTTTCTTCATGAAAAATAAACAAGGCGTGTACAAACATGCTATATAAACCGTTTGATATGGATTGTCGCCAAATGGAACTATAAAAATAAAGGGGATTATAGAAAGCATATGATATTGTGCGTTTATGTCCCAAAGAGTTAATTCATTTGTATCACAATATAATTGGAGCATCAGGGGAGTCGTAAATGCCCACATATTCGTCCGTTTAATTTCATATTCCACTATAGACATATTGGGAATTGTGATTATATCTATCAAATATTTCATATATACATAGGTTAAACCGATGGCTATCTTATTTACATATTTGGAATAAACATACGTGTATGATAATTGATAAGTATATAAAAAAAGCATAAATATACTTGTCAATTTCAAAGAAAAAAAAGGTTTATGTCCGTAGAAATAGTCAATCCATTTGGTTCGTTTGTTTTAATCCATGGTAAATAGCAATTTATCAGTATGTGATCTATATTATAGTATAATATAGTATAATATAGTATAACATAAGAGTGAAAACATTCAACCGTTTATATATTGATATATTTTTATATCCTCGACTAATGAACCATTCTATTTTTTCTTCGTGACATTCTTCTTGACCGCTTTCGCTTCTTCCTTCGCTCGTTGTTTCTCTAAATTTTTGCGTTCTCTTGCTTCTGCTCTTTCTCGTTGTTTAATCGTCTTTCTAACCTGTTTATGATGTTCTCTTTCTTCTTGTTTTCTAGCATTTGCTCTAGCCTTTTCTTGGGCTTTTTCTCTGACTTCTTCTTCGAAATCGGTTAAATCACGGTTGACCAATATCTTGCGTCTTTCGACGATTTCTTTGACAGCATCATTTTGGATGTCTTCCAACAATAACGACTCCGTCTTCTTTAATTTGCGTTCTGCTTTTTCCGCTTGTTTTTCCTCTTTCTTTTTCAAAGATGCTCTTATCTTCAATGTTTTCCGAACTGTCTTGAAAATCGCTTGTTTTGCTTTTTCCGCCGATTTTATTTTTTCTTTTTCTTCCTTAATCTGGTCTTGAATATTGCTCGAAATCGCCTTTTTCGTTTTTCGGAAATCCTTCTGACTGTCACGAATAGATAATTCTATCTCCATTTTTTGTGCGGGAGCAACCGTTTTATCTTTAAGACGTTCTTTCATTTGTTTAATCCTCATTCGGAATCCTTGGACTTCTACAACAAGTTGTTTTTCCAAAGCTACAATGGCGTCTTTATTCGCTTGGATTTCGCGGTCGATTTCGACGACCTCCGGTAATCCACTGACGGCCTCCAAAAATCGGGTTCCCGACAACGTTTTCGAAGAACAGTTGGTTCTTATAGAAGCATATGTACTGGATTTATAGTTATTGAAAAGCGTCGGGTTCTTCTTTATTTTGGCTTGAATGAGAACCAACTTCCTCTGTTTTCCCTTCTTGATTTCCGCGAGTTGTTTTTTGATATCGGCGATTTGTTCTTTAACTGTTTTAATATGTCCTTTGATTTCTTTCATTAAATCCGTCACATTTTTGTTTATGACAGTTTTACATTGTTTTACAGGTAAATCCGGATAGTCGTTACAAGCGTCATAAAAAATACCTTGGAAATGTTTCTTTGTGAGAACCGCCAACTCATTTTCCATCTGTTTGACAGTCCGTTCTAGGTTCTCTTGTATCTTCAAAATATTATCTTCTGCTTCCGACCTAGAAACATATTTGTCGAAGTCTTCGACGGCTTGAATATCTTCTATAATAGGAACCATGACTCGTTTCACTCTAGGTTGTGAGAACTGACGGGCATCTTTTTCCCTATTCAAGTAACTAATATGTCCGGCAATGTCATCCAAAAATCGTTCTCTACCAGTCGAAGTGAATCCGCCATCCTCATTCAAATAATCTTGGGCGAATCCTTCGAATGTATCGGGCATCTGGGCCTGGATAGGCTTACATAAGTTGATTAATTTGACGAGTTCCATTGGGTTCTCCGTTATCGGCGTAGCCGTCATTAAGAGAACCCTAACGGAATCGAATCCAGAAACAGAATAAGAATTCATAAGTGCCTGGTGGAATTCCACCATATCGGGACGTTCCAATGAAGACAAATCGCCGCCACCGTATAATTTGTGGGCCTCATCGATGATTAGCAGGGTTTTTCTTAGGGGGTCGGATTCGCCGTTCTCCTTTACTAATTGTTGGTAATATTGATTCTTTTTTGACACCAAATTGGAGAACTGTTTGTAGGACATCGGGCGAATTCGCCATGCTTTCGAAAGCAATCTCATTCTTTGTTTCTGGGCATCCGGGATAGGTTCTCCTCTTTCTAATCTGTCTTGAATAGATTTATTACATACTTGGTCGAACATGTTTTTCCAGATATCGTTTTTCAATGTGGTTCTTGTAACCCAGAGAATAGTATATCCTGCAGGGTCGAAATTGGCTGAAGCAGCAGCAATAGCCGAACATGTCTTTCCGGTTCCTACAGAGTGATATAATAGCATTCCTTTAACCGGAGCATACGGAGTGAAATAATTTTGTATGAATGCTTGAGTGGGGGTGAAATCGATAATGGACGATGCGCCTCCTAGTTGTTCTCCTGGACTCCTTCGATTTGCACGATAGATAATAGACGATGATGGGGATTCTTCGGGTTCTTCTGGTTCTTCTGGTTCTTCGGATTCCTCGGATTCTAAAACAGGTGTTCTCTTTCGACTATACATTATATCCGACGAGGAAGATTCCGGTGTTTCACTTTGTGAAGATTCTACTATACTAGACATAGGAGTTTCATTGATAGAATCGCCTTCTGAAACAGGACGGCTGCGAATCATAGGTGCCGGAGACGCTGGTTTGTATACAAAATCATCTTCTTCAAATTCGGGTTCTTTTTCAACTTCGGGTTCTTTTTCAACTTCGGGTTCCCTTCTTGACGATGTTCTCGATTTTGAAGAACGACGACTACTAGAAGGTGTTGAACGTGATTTACGGGTTTTCGATGAAATATCACTCAAAGGAGAAAGTTCAGAGATGGAGTTCGAAGAACCACGTCTTGGTCGGCGCCATTCATCCGGTAATTCTCCGCATAGGTTCTCCATTTTTACTTTACCCCATCGGTAATCACCATATTTTTCACGAATATATTTAGTCATTTCTTCATGACCAACTGGAAATAGTCCTTGTGAAAAAAGCACCATTCCTTCTTTCACTTCCTCTACAGACGCCTTACTGCTACTTTTCGAAGAAGACGAAGCTTTCGATGGACCACCCCCAAATATAACTTCTTCGTCGGCATCTTCATCGGTCAAATCAATCTCAAAATGGTGTACGTTCTCATTCAATTCGTAATCTACTGAACCCAATACAGCAAGTCTTTCTATATCATAACCGAAATTGGCTAACCGGATATCAGCATTCATAGCCCGCATCAACAATTCTTGTGTGGTTTCAGCACCCAATAAAGAAAATCGCAACTTCTCCGGAATCTCCATGTCATAAACAAACACTTCTAAAGGCCAACCACGAGTAGGATGAAATTCTAATCCTTTTTGACCACATGTTCTAGTTCCACGACCAATCACCTGTTTTTGGTCCGCAGCATTCATCGAAGGTTCAAAAATATGTATGTACTTGATATCAAAAAGGTCAATTCCTTCTTTGAATCCACTATCCATAACAATGATTCTTGCCAAATCTCCATAAATATTATCGGGGCGCGAATTGAAATTCGCTAGTATGTCTTTTTTTATACGCACACTGATGGGCTTGTCAAAAACAGCAACTGATGAAAGGAGATAGAAGTTGTGTCCCTTGGTTTTTTGTAGGTCTTCTGTTGTTCGTAGCTCTAACGGACCCCATTGAGCCTTCTTTTCACGATTCGGAGCACCTCCTTTGGAGCCTTCTTGTTCATCTTGTTCTTCTTCTTGTTCTTCTGGAGAGGACGCCTTCTTTTGGAATTTATCTCGGTTTTTCAACTCTGAAGTATATCCCAAATTCCAACCGACCGAAATAAGAGCCGCCGCCAACATTTTAGCACCTTGGCCTCCCGATTTAACGTCAGAAAAAATAAAATGCTTGAAAGTCGTTCCATGCTTCTTTTTATCACGAGCATCTAATTCTTGTATTTTTTTCAAAAGCGCAACTAATTTGGGCGAAAACGAAGGCATATCCTTTAGAAAAAACTCGGGCTCAAACGAAGGATGGTCCATTTTGAATTCGTTCCTTTGTGTACTCCAATTACTACGTTTACGAATACAATCAGGGTCGAATTTTATTAT